TCAAAGTCAGTACCACTATCTCTGTCAATGGTAGCGTTAGCTGCCCATGGATCATATGAACCTGTTGTACTTCCACCTAGAGCATCTTCTTCAGCATCACTTGAAATGATTCTGTCGAGAGTTTCAAAGTCTTTTGTACCTGCCCATGTGCCTGATCCACTTACTGTACCTTCAACATCTGCTAGTAGCATACGGTTTAGGAATTCTTTGTGTTGTACAGCCATGTATAAACGTAGAGAACCAAGTCCTCCCCAAATATCGTCTTTAGAGTGTGTTGCTAACCATTCCATAACCTCAGTTGCACTAAATGGCAATTGAGCTGTCTTTGGTCTAACATCGATCTCTTGTAAAGTTGGCTTTACAGTTTCGGCGATATTTCCACCCTCACTTGTACCACCTAAAGCAGTATTGCCTTGGTTAGTGTTCAGTGTAGGTTTTGCTGTAATAACCCTCCATCCAGATTTATCCCATGGGTATTTTGGCAATATACCGAAAGCGTTAGCTTCGAGGTTTAATTGCGCCCATGCGTAAGCACCAAATATAGCATTGAATGTACCTGCTGTACTTGTTGTTACTGGAGCATCTGCTTTTCTAAGAAGGTTACGGTTATATCCGTAGTATTGTGCTTCTAGCTCATCTATTGTTCGTATTTGTACCATTTTAATATTGACCTACCTCATCTGCTGATGGAGTATAGTATGTACCTTTCAGAATGTTTCGAGCTACGTTTGCTAAGCCCTCATAACCTTCAGCTCTTGCATCTTTCAAGATTGGTGAGTAATCTTCAGAGAAGTTTTTATTCACATCTTGTGCTGCTGATGGTCTTGGAGTTTCAGTTGAAAAGGAATGTTCTGCTTTCTCTTGCATTTTCAATTCACCTTCATCGCCTTCTGGGTGTTTTTCACCGTCAGATGCTTCTTGATCAGAATTAAGACTAGTTTGTCTTGAATTTGATTGGTAATCATCTGGGACTGTGACTTTAGCACCTACGTCTTCTGAGTCAGAAGTTTTTGGTTTTAAAGGCAAGTCGGTTGGCGTTTCGAGTGCTTTTAATCTGTTATCAATACCTTGTAGGGTACTGTCAACTGATTTTTGAGTTTCTGCTAGAGATTGGATTACATCGGTTAATGTGTCCATGTTTTTGTTTACAGTTTCCTCGAAGGATTTTTCAACCTCTTCTTTGGATTCTTCTTTTTCATCTTCAGCTTCTTCAAAAGTTTCTTTTTTGGATTCTTCTTCAGCCATGTTGTTATTAGATCCTTGATTTTTCGAGTTTATATATATTTCGCTACTTTTATATGCATCGTCATCTGCCTTACCTTGACCACCTAATTGGTTATTTCCGTCTTCGGTTTGATACCCTGATTTAGTGAAGAAAAACCTTTCTTCTTCGTTTGATTTTTGTCTATTAGAACTTGCATCTTCATTAACGTTTTGATTATACATACTATGACTAGTACCGTCATTTTCGGCATCTTGTTTGCCTTCAGAGTCTTTTTCACTGTTTTCCTCTTCATTTGTGTCTTTTACTTCAGTTGTTTGAACACCTGTGCCTATGCCTGAATTTTGATTATATGCGTGATCATGACCTAATCCTCTTTGTCCATGTGCGTGCATCTGTTCACCACCAAGACTATATTTGTCAATATAACACCCAAATCCGTCACATTGAATAAGCATTTTACCATCTTCTCTTTCTTTATAATTATCAGTCATTGCCTTGGCAATTGGATTATAATCAGTAATAACTGCTAATGGAACTGCTGGATCTTTACAAACTGCTACCTCATAATGCTCTAAATTCTTTAATTCATATGCTACTGAACCATCTTTCATTACTTTTGGGGTTCTATTTGATTTAGTTGCTCCTCCAAATGATAATCCCTTATACTCACCACTTTTAATTTTAGACCAAATTTCATTGTCTAATTCATAATTTTTATGTATTTTACCTGTTATTTTAATAGCTGGATATTCTTCACCATTACTACCTTTGTAAATTGTTTGTGCATAACTGATACCTTTACCTATGATACGATTAGAATGAGTATCACTAATCGGTGCTCCTCTATCCATCCAAATAGGTAATACTTTGATTAATTCATCAACTACTGTAATTTCACCTTGTTTATCCTTTACTTGAACAGTAAGATATCCCTCAAAGAATCTACTATCACCTTGTATAGGGTGTAGTGATTTGGTCACTAGTCTATTGAAATATAAGTCTTCTTCCACGTATAGATTTAGATTTGTTTGTATATAAAGTTTTTATAAAAAAAGGTGAAATGGTTGGGTTATACACCCAAAACATAGCCATTTACTCTTTCTTTGCTTTTGTAACTGCGAAATCAGCTGCGAAACCAGTGGTTAAACCAATTAAGGCTAAACCAACTTCACCAATGCCCTCAGTTGCGATAGTTTGACCTATTGCTACTGCTGCGAAGGTTGAAATGATTAAAGCACCTGCGAATTTTCTTGCAGAGAAAGATTCATCTGTTCTATGTAAGTAACCTCGTAGTGTGTTTAAACCTGCACCGACTACTGCTGCGCCAACAGTTATTAGTACTGGATCTACCATAATCAAATCCCATTAGACCAATATATATAATTTACTACTCATTTATCGTCTAAAACTTTACCCACTAGGTCTTCCATATCTGAATCTGCTTCTTCATGAAGCCTGTTTGATTGTCTATCTAGTGCTGTTGCTAAAATAATGAGGGCTTTTTGGAGTTGAGTTACTCTATTACACAGATCTTTTTGTGTAAGTGATATTTTTCTAAAATATGCTATAAGAGTTCCACCACTACCAAGTGCTATTGCTATGACTATTTCTGAAAATAAATCATCGATCATTTCGAACATAAATACCTTTTGAATTTGTTCTATTTAAAGATTAGAATGGTCTAAGTTGTTTATTTTCAATCATGGATATTATAACCAACGGTTCATCTGTAACCATGTCCATGAATTCCTCATCCCCATTACTTGTGCCTTCAAATTTTCCACAATTATAACAAACAAAAATTTTATGATCTTCATCATCTGTATAACCATACATTTTATGACCACAGTTACATTCCATTTCAGTCATATTCTTTTTGCTAAGGGTTTATAAATAAGTTTTGCTTTGATAAAACATGGCTACTGCGATATATATCTACGAATCATTAAAAGAATATAATAAAATATACGGTCTTGAGAGAGGTGACGAGATGAGAGAAACAAAGTTAATTGATTTGTATGTTAGAGAAGGTAAATTGTTTGTTGTCACAAACACAAGTTTACATAAAGAACAACCTGAATTACAACGTTCAATAGTTCATTTTAGAAACAAATCTTTAGGTGAATGGGGAAATGGTGAAGAAAAACTAGTATTACATGAATCTTTAAAATTCAATCAAAAGAAAAATAAGTTAGAAATATTTCCAAAATTTTTAAGAAGACCACTTTTATCATTACGTGTAGATCGTTTTTATGGTGAAAATACCAAAGATAAAAAAATAGATTATGGACATAGGTTTTATGATTTATTTAGAGATAGAATAAACTTGGTTATGTGTGATAAGAATGAAGTTTGATTTATTTTTAGGTGATGTTGAGGAAAGTTTAGGAAAGATAGAGAATACATTAGAAACTATTCAAAAATTACTAGAATTATTACTAACACCACCTGATTTGAAAGAATATGAAAAATGGAAGTTAGAAAAACGTAAAGGTTTAGATTAAACAGGTATTGAAAAACCAATTAGTAAACCAAAACCAACCACCTTCATTACAAATCAAAATTTTGCACCACAACCATTACAGGTAGAAAACCCCTTTGATTGACCATCATTTTTACCCCAAGTCCATTTCCAACCCTTAGTAGCTTTACATTTAGGGCATGATTCTATGTAACTCATCTCTTATTACCTAAACCTTGACTCATAATTATTTGCCAATCTTTACCATGTCTTTTCTTCATTTTTTGCCAAAATGGATCTGCTCCATACATTCCACCTTTTTTGTTGAAATCTTTTAGATTATTTGCAATTCTACGGTGACAAGTCTTACAAAATCTTGCATTAATCTGTTCTACGTGAAATTTATACTTATTACAAAAGAAACAATATCCATAGTAATTATCCTTTATTTTAGCTAATAATGGTTCTCTACCACGCTTTCCAGCACAGTCACCACAAATATCAACTATTGTAGCTAGACTTGCATCACGTTTAAAACAGTTTATACAAACAGCTTCTTTATAATTATCTACCCTTGTAAACTCATCTGACTGATGTTTTTCCCAAAGTTTTTTTGTTAAATCATTAGCATCAGCATTTGTATCTAACTTTGTTGCCATACTAGTTCTCTGATAACTTGATCCTTTTTAATGTTTCTTCAAGTATGATTTTAATATTATTACATGAATAATTTGTCAATCCATGCGTTCTACATTCTTTTCGTATTTCATCTAAGCATTTGTCTATTTCACCAAATTCTGCTTTGTAAACATTAACTGTACCACTACTTAATTTTATTTTCTTTGCTTTTACGACACGTTCTACTTGTTCTTTATGTATTTGTTCTGCTTCCTCTTTTTTTACCCAAGGACTGAATTGTGTCCCAGAATCAACTCCTTTTGTAGTTTTATTTACTTTCTTCTTCATCTTCCCATCCCTTCATACCTTCAAATTCATTCTTAACAATATCTCTTGCCTGTCTAACTGTCATACCACCAAATCTTCTTAATTCATCAACTGTCTTTGTTTTAGTCCAGCCAAAGTCAACTGAAGTTTGTAATGTTTTCTTGACTACTTCAAAGTTACTTGGTGTTATACCGTCAACATAGTTCTTTTTACTCATTGTAGTACCTGTACCACTTGCTGGTGAACCACCCATAGTTCCACCAACATCACTTGGTCTTGAATTCTTTGGTTCTCCACCAAAGCTTTGTTTATTCTCTTCTTGCTGTCCCATTGCATTACCTCTACCATTTGCTCCACTATTACCCATTAAACTCATACCCATTGCCAATGTTTCGGCTGTCATAGCACTATCTTTACTTACTTTAAACTCACCTGTATGTGTTCTTGTTACCTCAAATCCCATTTGTTGTAACATAGCCATATTCTGTATTTCTACACCATCTGTTTGTAAATCTCTAAGTTTATCTGTTTCTTCACCAGCTTTCAATGCAATCTTCCAATCGTCAATTCCTTGGGCTAATGCGATTTTACTGAAAAATGATTTTTCAAGTATGTCTTGTCCCCACTTTACTGCTCTATTAGTAATGGTTACTTGAAGTCCTTCTTGTGACCAACCACTTGGGGTTTCACCAAAGTAGAATGGTAATACACCAAATACTGCTCCAATAATCATTCTTAATTCTCTTCTAATCTCAATAAATTCTAATTCTTTCAATGAACCTGTAAAGTCCATCCACTGTGCCATGTTACCATTACCCTTGTCACTTTCTACCATAAGTGGGTGTATCATGTATGGATCTTCTGCTGCTTTTTGACTTAATACATCCCAAGACTTTCTAAATGTTTCATAGTTACGTGAAGCAACAACAAGTAAACCTCTTGGTGGTCGCATTTTATCAAAGTATTTTCTAATATATTCATCCATATGTGATAATGACATAGCCTTTGACCATATAGAATAGATAGGGGAAAATCCATAAATTAACGATGGTTTGTATTTACCAGCCTTCCAAATAACTTCACCTTCACCATAAACAACACGTTTTGGCTGTGGAATACCTATTGAATATACAGAGTTAACTTCCATTACGGCTTTTAAAGCTTGAGCACCACATCTATCACAAACAGGTTCGGTTAAACGTTTATCTCTGTGTTCGAAACGTGGGCAAACAAAAATCTTATTTCTTTTATCGTCATAACCTATACGACCATCACTATCAGCTATCATCGCCACCTGTGGTGGATCGAGTCTAAGGTACTCTTTTATAACAGAACGTTCATGGTCTATTTTACCTGTACGTTCATCTATGTAATAATTCTTTAAGCAAAGTAAGTATGCGTTATCAGCTATCTCTAAATCACGTTCTAATTGTCTTGAAACATCTTCCAATGTTTGCATATTTCCATTAACAGGGTTTGCTAACATATCTTCCAATATCTTACGGTTTTCAGGTATAGGTCGTCTTAAATCGGTAGAACCACAAGTATCACATTGTATTTGATCTAGATCTAACTTAGGTTCATTAGCCTTTTTACGTGGTTGTGCTGATTCTGGATCATTGTTAGTTTCAAATGGTTGATCATCAGGCAAGTCACTAGCTAATGGTTTATACTGAAATTCCTTCTTACAGTTATTACATTGGTACTTCCATCTTTCAGTTACCTCAAAACCATTCTTAAACATCTCTCTGTTTAAGGTTTCAATTGGTATTCTAAGTGCATCAATGTTATCTGCTAACTCATAAATCATTATGAGAGGGAATGGAAAAATTGGTAATTTAGCACCTGTATCGGTACTCATGTAAGGTTGTGCTATTGAAGGTCTAGTTGTGGTTTCTGTAAAACCTTTATCAGTTAATCTAAACACACCACGAATTTTATCTACAAAACCCATGTTTCTTTCTCTCGGTATCTATATATAAACTTTGTCCAAAAATGTCAAGAAATCGTCACTATCCACCATGTTGTTTGCATTGTCTATTTCGTCTTTCTACGCATAAACAATCATGTGTATGTGGGGTTTGACCACCTTCATGTGAATGAGTAACTCCATTCTCATGTGTATGTTCATTTGGATCTATTTCGTATTCAGGTTCATTTTTTGTTAGTAATCCCATAAATAATAATAATAGGTGTTTTAATATAAAGATTGTTGCCTAGTGGTGTGAGTTTGCATAACATTTCACCTTGAACAATGTGTTCAAATAGTCTTAGACTATGACAGGGAAATGAAGGACTACCGTAACGAAGTAGCTAGGCAATCCTTATTAAACTATTATTTAAAGCTAATTCATGGTGGAGTTAGAACCTGAGGATTATTCAGAGATACTTAATTGGTTTACACACAAGTACGGTATGGAAAAAGATACAAATCAAATATCGGATAAAGCAGTACGTGTTTTTTGGAAATTAACGTTTCTTGCCGAAGACAAACTTAAAGAACTTAAAGACGAACTTGATTCAAAAGACGAGAAGGACTAACGCCGAAGGCGTTTTTTTTGTAGGGGTAGGTTTATATATATCTTCCACGTAGATAAGTCGATTATGAAACAATGTGAACTTTGTGATAAAACGGAGCACGTTAGAAAGGTCTTTCGACCAACAATTGGTCTTTTCTTCATTTGTGAGTTATGTTTACCACAAATTTTCGATCAGGGAAAATTCATGCTTTTGGATTATCCTAATGGGGATCTAATCAATTATAACGCAGAAGAAGTAAGCAGGTGGTTCTATTCACAATGAAATTCCAATGTGAAGTTTGTTGGAGGCAGTTTGACCAACACACTGTAACCAAATTCAATGGGGCTCCAATATGCGACAAATGTGGAGCGAAAAGACTAAAGTACGCATTTGGGAGAAAGTAATGAAGGTAACAGTAAAAAGAACATATATAAAAGACGATTGCTTAGTAAGGAGTGTGGTTACATATGACTTGTGATGTATGTACTGAAAAGCATGAGGAAGAACCTGTTGACTGTAAATGTGCGTGTCATGGGAAACCTAAATTAAAGACCATGAGGGACTTTGAAATGTATCAAATGTTTGGGAGCCCAGATTGACAGAACGTAGAGATGGAAGTAGAAAGTACGGTAATATGGGAATATCATATCGTGTATTAAGTGAAGCTAGTGGTTGTTCTCAATATAAGATAATGGCATATGTAAGATTATTAGAACCAATAGTGGAGGAAATGGATTGATATTTACAAAGTGGATATGGATTATCCCCCTTTTTATATTCTTTATAACGATGATATATGGTACGTTTTTCTATGAAACACCGATCATAAAGAACACAACTGATGACTGTGTACAACACTTTACAGCTTCAACGAGGATATGCCCATGATGTATAGTGACGAAAAGACTTATAAGCAACATTATTTAGAATGGAAGAAAGTTCTACCTAAGATTGGTACTAGTAAAGCCACCGATTTGTTTAGGCGTAAAATTATAGAACAACTTATAAATGACTATGAGGTTATGAATAAGTAATGAATGTACATAGACCATGTAACCACCCTAATTTCTTCTTTAAGGAATTCAAGTTCTATTGTAGAACCTGTGGTAAACGTGTTGATGATTTAAATGATTAGTATATTAGAGTTACAACAACAAGTATGGGTAGATACACCTAAGGGTAGAGGTAGATTATATCTAGTCACCGAATATGGTAGTGAGATAGAGAAAGTTTTCACCGTTATATTGGATAATGGTGAGATATGGGAATTCACGAATGAGTATATAAAGGCTACTAATAATTTTACATTTTCGAGGAAAGTGAAATGATCGGTAATAAACAACTCGAAAAGGTTATGTGTATTGCCTGTAACGATCACCTAGGTGAACACTCAAAAAGACAGCTTATTAGGTGTCTATTTAGAGTACAGGGTACACTTGTTAGTAACGGTATAGAGAACCACGAATTAACCGATAAATAACCTACGCCTTATATATATGTGGTAAAATTCAAAAAATCAGATTTTCGCCATACGCACTAGGCGTAACATTCTATAAAAATAAAAGTGCGTGGAAAAGTTCCACATTTTCATTCGTTAGCTTAAGCTAATTACTAGTTCTTTGGTGAGATAACAAGACCGAATCTGAATCTATTCTCAATATTGACCGTATCTTGACTCTTTGTGAGTAACTCGCCTAGTGCCTCTGAATCTACTGAATCAGGGTAAGGTTTGCCGTCTTTATCGTTCTTAGAACTTGATTTGGTGAGGTGTAGGGCGATATATTCTGCAACGATTTTGAAGTGTGGAGCGACTTGTTTCCACTGTGTTTCGTCGAGTGCCTTTAACTTTGCCTCTAACTCTTGTCGTTCTGTTTCGAGTGTCATTACTAACCCCGACAAGTCCTTGTCAGATCAACTGATTAGGCACGAAAAGATCGCAACTAGGCACGAACAGCGATCATTCAGGCACGAACGTTTGATCGATACTGTCATATCCTTAAGTCCCAATCGCTTTATATAGTTCAACTCATTTTGCGATCTACTCTGTTTTTGTTCTAAGTGCCAAACGCCTTATATAGTTCAAGTGCGATCTAGATCGACCGAACGCCTTATATAGTTCAGCGTTTCCCTAGATCGCCTATATATAAGCCACGCCTAAAAATAAAAAAAAATTAATGAGAAGGTATATATACGTATGGCGCTGATGTATTAGGATAAATGTTATGAACAAATAAATTAATTATATAACAGTTTGACCTACTGGTCAAAAGGAACTTGAAGGGGTTATTGTGGCACTATTCGTGGTCTATGGTATTGTATTTGTTATTGGGGTTGGGGTTAGGGGAAGGGGTATATGTATTATGATTAATAATATTAATAGCCGAGTGATCGCCTCACGCCTACCCCAGTTATATGTGACGCTGATCGGAAAGGAACTTGTGGGGGTTAGTATGGCGACTATTCAATCCCCTATTATAGTATTAATGGAGAGATTACAATGAGTTATAGTGTATTCCTTTATACTAATGATAGGTTTGAAGAACATTGTGTTAGTACAAATAAAATAGAATATGGTGGTACATATCAATTAGGTGGCACTACTGAATGTGATTTGAATATAACATATAACTACTCAAAACACTATTATAAAGAATTTCCAAATGATGAAGGTATATTTTGGTTAAATGGTCAATATGCAAAAAATACAATAAAAGAATTAGAAAACGTATTAATGGCATTAGGTTCTAGGCGTAATAGTGATTATTGGAAATCAACTAAAGGTAATGCTGGTTATTCAATTAAAATACTATTGGGTTGGGCTAGAGAAAACCCAAAAGGAATATGGATGGTAATATAAATGACTAGAAATAAAAGAATATCAAGAATTAAAAGAGCTGAGGTATTAGATAATATGTATGGCAAATTATATGATAACAGAAAAGCAAGAATTAATTATCCAAAAAATAAGAATGAACGTAAATTATTGTCCACAATCAATGAGTTATATGAGTTGAGAGTTAAATTAGGTAAATATAGAGATAGTAATGGTAAAATGAAATATAAAATAGGTTTAGAAGGTAATGAATTACATACTGAACAGCTTGAGAGAGTTATTAGATTAAATAAAACAGCAGTTAAAATTGCAGATATTTTAGCAAAAGAGTATTTGAGTGAAATGATTATGACCGTTCAAAAAGATAAATTAGACGAGATAAATGATATGATTGACGGATTTAATGATTATATGAAACACAATGAATTAGTTAAATTTGTGTATGAAGAAATGAAACATATAGAATTACCAGCAGATGTTATTGTATATGACAGAGTTAAGAAAAATAATAGTTATCAAGTAAATATTATCCAGACATCACCACTTGATAATACTGGTGTAGAAGACCTAGAGATAAAACTAAGAGATAGTGCCAGTATAACTTCTACCCCTGAGATTTATAACAAACGTATTGAAAAACACAATGAAGATATTAAAAATAAAGATATGTGGTATTGTAAGAAATGTGGATTTGGTCATATGTTATTTGAGGATTTGATATAAATGAATATTAGAAAAATTAGAAAATTAGCACATCTTATTAATATCACAGCTTGTGTGATAGCAATATCAGTTGTTATGGGGGTATTTGTATTACAATGAACAAATATATTGAAATATTTTTATGGTCGTTAGGTATTATAACTAATGAAGGTGAGCATGACTTATGAATCAACTATGTGAGTGTAATAATTGCAGAAGAGAATATACACAAATAAAAATATATTGGGAATTGATAAAAAATGAAAAATGATAAAAAAGATTACAAAGGAATGGACAAAATGCCATTTCTATTGCAAATGTCTAAAGAAGCTGATAGATGGGATTTGAGTGATTATTTAATGGAAGCAAATATTGACGAAACAACAAGAGTAATTAAATTATCTTCGGTTATGATGAAATTAATGAGGGAATATTGCTCAAATAATGAAGAATATGGTGGTTTGACAACAGTAGAATTTATACAAGCAATGAAAATGGTAGCTGGTAAATTACTACAATCACAGGCAATATTGCAAGAACAAGATGTAGAAAATAGGGAAGGATTACAATGAACGGTGTAAAAAGCATTTCATATATTAAAGGAGTATGGGTGAGTCAATAGAAATAAAATCCCCATATCTCTTAGGAGAAAATAAAAATGAATAAATTAACCACGTATGATGGAATGTGGACTACTTATAATAAACAAAGAATTGAAAAATTATCAGATAGTACATATAAAAAAAATAATCAACACTCATACTGTTCACACTGTTTAAAAGAATTAAATGGTCAAGAAGTAGAATTATGTAAAACAGATTATTATCGTTGTTCTGAGTGTGGACATAAAGAAGTATTGGTAAACTCAACCCCATTAAACTATTTACGTATGCCAATATGGAAAATAGGATTTGAAATGGAAGGTTTATGGGAAAATTACCCTAAAGAACATAGATTATTAACACAACATGAAGATTGTTCTGTAAAAAATCTTGATAATTTGGATGTAGCATATGTTGGTGAATATGTAACACGACCTGTTTTATTTAAAAATGAGAAATTACAAGAATTGGAACAATTAGTTATTGATGCATATCCAACATACGTTAATAGAACTTGTGGTGGACATTTTCATATTAGTTTTAGAGATATGAGATTTTATGATATTGCCATGGAATATGATATGTACACAGGTTTAATTGATCATCTTTATTCATGGGGTGAGAAAAAATTGAATAAAATAGGTATGCAAAGATTAATAGAAAGAATTGAAAAATGTACATCAGGTACAGATTATTGTAAACCTGAGCATATGCCTGAATCACAAGTAAGTGGTGAAGGTGATAGATATTGCCAGCTAAACTTTGATTACTTTAAACATAGAACTATGGAAGTAAGAGTATTACCAATGTTTAGTGATGCAGCAACATATTTAGATTCTGTTAATGAATGTACTACTTACATAAGTAATTATATTCTCACACACGCCCAATTTAAGAAAGATAAAACAGTAGTTAAACCTGAATTTGATATCAAGGGTAAAATAAGTAATATAACACAGAGGTATAAGAAACAATGAACACTACAACAACGATGAAAGAAATTGAAATAAAAATGAAAAATAAAAATATCGCTCAGGTTAGAATAATGAGAGATGGATTTGGAATAAAGATTTATTATAAATCTAAAATATTTCACAATCTATTTTCAGCATATTCTAATATGATGACAAATAGTAGTCATTGGCAAGATAATCAAATACGTGGTTATGACGTATCAGCATTTATTAGTGATGCATTATTTATGTCAACTACATCACCAAGTTCAATGAATAATGAATCAGAATATTGTAGAAAGAATATGAAATATGCTATAAGAGGTTGGGGTAATGATGAAATGTTAATGAGTCCAAACTTCATGACAAATATAGGAATACCTAATATTTCATGGCTATCTTCAAAAGGTAGTGATGAAGGTGTATTATTAGCCATAAATAGACCAATGAGTAATAGAGCATTTGAAATGTATGTAAAACAAGTAGGTAAATTTATGAAATTCATTTATGAACAATTCTTAAGACCTGATAACAGAACAATAACATTATCAATAGAATATGAAACAAAGAAAGGATCTAGGATAACAGGTAATTTGATAAAACCTACCGTAGATTTGACCGATCCGTTAATGGAGGAAATAGTATAATGTGTGTCATAGCAAAGTATGAAGATGCTTTCCCAACAAAAGAAATGCTAGATAGTATGGAAGCCATGAATAAAGATGGTGGTGGTATAGCATGGATAGAAGGCGATCATGTAAGATGGGAAAAAGGTATGCACGTTACATCACAGTTTATAATGGATAAAATAGAAAGTGAGAAAATACAATTACCAATTATTATACACTTTAGAATAGCAACACATGGTTCTGTTGATACACCATTATGTCACCCATTCGCTATTAGTGGTAATGTTGATGATACAATGGCTAGTGGATTTGATAAAGAAGGTGTGTTATTCCATAATGGAATATGGCGTGATTATAAAGAAGTTGCATTAAAACTACTTATGAATAGACCAGATGCAAAATTAGTTGATGGTGACATATCAGATAGTAGAATTATGGCATGGTTAGTTAGATACTTTGGCATGAACTATTTATCAATGATAGATGAAAAAGTATGTGTATTAACACCTAAAGGAATACAAACATTTGGTAAAGGTTGGACAACAGTAGATAAGGTTGCTTGTTCTAATAGTAACTTTGAAAAGAAACCTACATATGGATATCAAAATTCAAGTTGGGGAAGTTATTATGGGAAATCTCAACCTAATGATTCTTTTCAGGGCAACTTCCGAATAACACAGGTAAGCTCAGCAAAAAAGAAAGACGAAAGCAAAAAAGAGAACAAAAGCTCAAAGCAAAAGAAGATAGACGTAGTAGAAGAGGCAATAGAAAAGGAAATAGCTCAAAAACAACTAAAAAGCAAGGCTACTTTGGAAGATTACGAGGATATTTCTAGTGAACTCGCTGGTAATATACCTGAAGAGGCATTGGAAGATTATGAAACATGGCAAGAATGGTGTTTAAGACAAGAAATGGTAAAAGAGCAAAATAAACAGGGGGATCATAATAATTGACCACTCTTCCTAACTATTTGTTGGACAAAATATACTATGGTTCAACATGGGATTTAGTAAGTTACCCTGATGAAATAATTGAAGCTATAAGAAATATTATAAAAAAGGGAAAAAGTTTATCACCTGATCCATTAACTATGTTATCTTTGGAATTAGGATATATATCAGAACTTCAAGTACGAACAGGTGATTTTACATTGAGTACAAGTAAAATGATGTCGTGGTTGTATGGTGATGATAGAGCAAGATATGTTATGCGAAATAGAAAAGGTGATACTACTAACCCCTTTAACTATGAAACTACCATATCAGTTGCCCTTATTGGTAAGGAAATATGGACTATGTTATCAGAAAACACAAGATTCTTTACAAATGATATGCTTGATTGGAGAAAAGTATTAGATCAAATACTATGGCATAATTATCAAATTCTCATAAATATGAAATTAGTAACTAGAATAAGAAATGATTTCCCAGAAACAATAAAAGAGTCATTACGTGATCAAGAAACTTGGCGAGGACAGTGGATGCAATTATTTAATAATTGTTATCTTTACAATGAAGAAGGAACTAAAGGTAATGAGTGGGTGAATAAATCTATTGAAGAACCATTAAGATATCCATTAGGTGAAATAGAAAAGTTTTCAGAATATTTCGAGGATGATAAAGATCATGAATAATAGAATATCACTAGTTAAAGCATTATACAGAGCTGATAAAAAAATATATTCTTGTGGTTGTCCGTATTTAGCGTTAAGTGATGAAATGGGATATATTACGGCTTATGCAGTTAGACGAGATCCACATTTAGGTTTATCAAATTTTGGTAGATTATCAGTAAAAAAAATGTTAAGAACAGGTGGATATCCAACAACTTATGCAAGATACATATATGATAACTTGGAAGAAGGAAGATCATTATACGAAATAGCGAGGTCACTACAATGAATAGAACATATAACTTGAATCCAACATTTGTTTGTTATGTTTGTGAAAAAGAACAAAAGAAAAAAGAAAAATCATTAGTTGTATTTGGTGGTGGAACATTAGAAAGATGGATATGTAAATCATGTGCAAGGAAAGAAACAGTATTATATGGATTTAAAGAGAATTTGCAAGAAGAAACTAATGAATTAGGTAATTGGAAGACAAAAAGTCAAGATTACTTAAACAATATATGGGAATGGCGTAATGGAAGAACATGAAGATGAAAAAAAGAATATGGGTACCAAAAAGAGGAAATTGTTGTGACGATGAAGATGAATAATAAAGATGAGGGAAACGATATGTTTAGAGCTAAACCAACAGAAAAAGATATAGCTGTAATGTGTGCAGAAATGGAAGAATTAAAAATATTAACTAGTTCAAAAAATAATATAGGTTATGGAGCAAAATGTGAAGACGTTGCATATGAATTATCAGATAGGTTTCTAGCAAGATTAGCTATTGATATAACTGATCACTATAAACCAAACGAGAAAAATGCTATGGAAGTAATAATTACGTCAATGATGAAAACAATGAAAAAAATGTTTACAAAAGACCAGTTATATGATTATTATAAAATAATTGAAGCTACCATGTATGCAAGAAATATGACAGTAGATGAATATGTACATGAAGCATATACATTTGCTCAAAATAATTGGGAGAAATTCTAATGACAGATATAATGAAACCTGAAGATTGTAATTTAACTGATTGGCTTACCGAAGCTGAGATAGAAAAATTAAACTCTATTGTTCCAAAAAAGAAGAAAAAAGGTATGTTTACAGTTGTAAGAGCAAGTGCATTTGGTCTTATGAAAAGACAGATTGAAGATAGAATTAAAGGTCAAATAAGATTTAAATTAAATAAAGAATCACGACAAAAATCAAAGAAAGTAATAATGTTTAGTTGTCCAATAGAATTATATGAAGGATTCAAACAATTATGTGGTGATAGACAATTATCAGCAACAATGAGAGCATTAATGGTTCGATATATAGAGGAAAGATCGAAATGATAGTAAATAGATTAGTCAACTATTGCAAACATACGAGTGTAATGACTACATCTCTTGACGAGTTTAAATGGGGATTTACTCGTCAAGGGATATATTTTACAATGAATAATGTAATACAATTCATAATGAGGAAACAATGGTGAGTCAATAGAAAAAAAATAAAATGAACGCAAATTTTGAACATGACTTTCCTATATGTGAAGCCTGTAATGAAACAGTTGAATGTACAGATGATAACAATATGTGTGAAGAATGTGCCAATGAAGCTGGTATCGCATATGAAGAATCAAGGAATGATTTAGATTGAATAAAGATTGGGATCAAGAACCAAGATATGTTAGCTGTAATTTTAAACATGAAGAAGGAATAATTATTCATGATTTAGAAGATGGTTTATATATGGAACTTCCACCTAGCAAAAAAGGATATAAAATTATGACAAATAAAAAAAAGAAAATGCACTGGGTAATCAATGATAGAGATTGTCCAGTAGAGTGGTAAAAATGAGAGATATAAATGAATTTACTGAAGATTTGCTTGAAGCAGTTAAATCTATAAAAGAAAATTTAGATGAATTCATAAATACAGAGGACGTAATCTTTGAAGTAAAAGAAAAGATGAAGGAGCTTAAAGCATTATGAGTATACAACAAGTAAAGAAAGCCACAGAAATATTAGGTAAAATAACTACTGTTGATGAGAAAACTTGGATATTACCTTCTAAAAGTGACGAATCAAAAACACATACAGTTCAGATTATAAATAATGAATATGATTGTGACTGTCTAGGATTTCAACACACATTGAATTGTTATCATGTGATTGCAGTTAAAATGTCAAGAGGGGAAAAAATAGAAGAATGAATTGGAACTTAGAATATATTTTCTGTGCTTCATGTGGAGCTAAAAACGGTGCAGTATTTGTTAAATGTTTTATGTGTAAAGAAGAACTTAAAGAACTTCCAGATGATTACTGTAGCTTGTGTGGTTGTGAACAATGAAAATGAATAATAAAAAAGGTGGCATGGAAAAACCAATAGTTAACCATGAATGGGAAGAAGTTGATGGTAAAATAATGGAATTAATTATGAGAGAAAAATTAGCTTGTGATTGTATAGAAGTTGGTCAAGGTAGAATGAGAAAAGGAAAAAAATGTAACAAAGATCATGAAAAATGGCAAGATAGAGTACAATATCGTATGTTTAAAAACCAAATTAAAGCATACAACTATCTCATGGAATACTTTAATGAATTGTCAGAAGAATCAAGACTAGAATTACATAAAAAATTGGAGAAGCTAGGATTATGACCGAACCTAAAAAATGGGCTAACCAATTTGGTAGTGGCGATATGAACGATAAAAGAACTAGTGTATGGGGTAAAAAATTACTAGGTGGAACTGCTGGTATGTCTTTAACAGCAGATCAGATAGTTGCACTTTGGTATAGATTAATACCAGAAGGTAGAGATTCATATGAAGTTTATTGTGAACCATTTGCTGGTAAAGCAAGAACATATGAAGTTTTGAGAGATAAAGAAAAAAGTGGAAAAGAAGTTCTAAATGAATATGGTTATAGATTTTTCAAAGAAAGAATGGAAATATATCTTAATGATTTATCACCTCACTCACAAGAATTTTGTCAAAAAGAATTCCCTGAAGCAACAATTACAGGTGTTTCATATGAGAAAACTATACAAGCTGTTGACTCAGAGAATACGTTCTTTATGATTGATCCACCTTGGAGAAAAAAAATCTATACACATAATGACTTTTTCGTATGTGATCAATCCATACCACAATACTATAACACATTGTTAGATATGGTTGAAACTTTGAAGGGTGATTGGTTTATAGCTTCTAGTGCTGATGAACATGAGTGTAGAGGTGTACTAACTAAATCTAAGTGGAATACCTTGATTGTCAAGAGTAATAAAAAGAAAAAGATATTTGGTAAACCAGCAAGAACTATGTTATGTAGCAACTTAATACCTGATAGTATGAATAAAACGGAGATAAATTACTAATGAACCTTAGAACAATGAAACGAATAGGTGGTATTAATATGAAAGAACTTGCCATGAGAAGATTTGAAGGTAAGATAGGTATGAGGTATAATAGACTATTGGAAAAACCACATAATCTTATGATCAGATTAGAGAATAAAAAAGAAGTGAGAGAGTATATATGCAAGGGACTAAAGTTAGGAAATGTCAACTATGAAGTTAAATATGGTGACGGTAGTAGTAGAAAATGTTGTGGAAGAGATGAAAAATGTGCAAAAATGATAGCAAGAGTTACTCTAACAAAAGATTCATATGTCCGAGGAACATTTTATAGATTAGAATGAACGAAGAAAAAATAGCCGAAATAGATTATGAACAATATGATCCAAGTAATATCTTGGTTTGGGATAAATATATTGAAATAGGTACTGAAAGAAAAGACCTTGAGAAAGCAGTATTAAAAAGAAATATTCCATATTTGATAGAATCAGAGAAAGGTCAAGGTAAAACTCTACTTGTACATACAATTTGTAAACAAAACAATATAGCATTAGTTACTGAACCTGTTGGTAGTGGTACTACAAAATATGATTTAATTGGAAACAGAGAAATAAATCGTGATGGAACAGTATTCAGATTAGGATTGTTACCAACAGCAATAGAAGTTGCAAATCATTATGGACACGCACTATTATATGGTGACGATGCAAACTCACAAGACCATGATATACAAAGATGGTGGAATAGTATTTGTGATGGAAGAAGTAGTATAGTAGCAAATGGTAAAACATACAAATTGAATGAAGGTTGTAAACTATCTATTGTTTGGACTGTAAATCCTATTACATATGCTGGAATCAATACTATGACAGAAGATTTGAGATCAAGATTCATAGGAAGAGCATGGGCATATCCAAAATCAGAAGATATTGATAGAATAATGAATTGGGAAAACATCAATGAATCTAGTGTTAAAGCACCATTACTGAAATTCGTGCAAGATGTTTATGCTATGAGAGTGAAAGGTGAGGTTGAGTACGCTTTATCTATAAGAGATATATCACAATTTCTTAACCATTATAGAACCAATTTGGATATTAATGTTAAAGAACAGAAAGCATATTCAACTGACATTCTAAGAGATACATTGAGAGAAGTATTCTTAATTAAATACAGTGATCCTAGTGAACGAGAATTCATACGAGTACGTGCTTCTGATACATTTGGGGTGAATATATAATGCCTTGCACAATAAAGGGAAGCTTATGCAAAGGCATTTGTGGAAGATTAAGTAAGAATATGCGACATTCTCAAGGTGAAGATGTTTACAAGGAAAATGCTTTTTGTAGGCATTGTAATGTTTTCTTTCTTAAAACACATTTAACACCAAATAAGAATGGTGCTAAAGTTATGTGTCCATGTTGCCATGTTAATGCTAGAATAACACCTACTACAAGTTCAAGAAACAGAACAAAAAAACGAAGAAATAAAGCTGTCACATTTAAGTTTGACATGATGGATAAATGAATAAACATCAAAAAGAACAAGAAGAAGAAATAATGGAAGCTTGGAGTGACACAGAATTTGAGATATGTGATGATGTTGATCTCTTAATAAGAGCAGGTTGGGACTCTAAAACAGTAAAACATAGAATTATGAAAAAAATAATAAAACGAGATCAATTAATAGAAGAGTTTTCTATATTGATGAGTAGGAGAAATAAAAATGCCTAGAAACCTAGACTTATTACCTGAGAAAGAATTATTTGATAAATCATCTAGTATAGTTGAATATGTTAGAGATTGTAGGATAGATATACAGTATAAAGCTGGGGATAATTGGTGTAAAAGAGTAAACGGAAGAGATTATAAAGTAAATATTGCCACACCAACAATTAAACATATACCAAAATATACTGCATTAATACATGAATTAGCTCATATATTATATCAAAGCCCATTTTATCAAGTTGATAAATTAATGAAAGATTGGGATAACACTGACTTTTACTTTAATGTTTATAATTTATTGGAAGATGAAAGAATAGAATCTCATTTAAGACGAGAATACTTGGCATATGGAAAGAGATTCAATACAACTTTAAAAGGTTTAGGACAAACAATACCTGATAAAGACTTAGAAGATGAACCAATAAATGCAAACCCAATAAATATATTATTTGCAATAAGATGTATGAGAAGTGATACAGTTTTTAGAACTAGATACTTTCCAAGACTAGAACAAGCTATGGAAGATGTAAAAGGTACTGATAAATATGGTGCATTACGAATCTTAATCACAATAAAAGATGTTTTAGATGACTATTTGGAACAACGTAATAACCAAAAAGAGAAAGCAGAACAAATATGTAGTGCTGGTGAAGGTAGTGCTAATGATTTACATCAATCAGCAACACAAATATCAGAAGCTATTAGAGAAGAAACAGGTGAACGATCAGAAGCACGACATGAAAGAAATAGACATATTAGTTCATGGGATAGTACATCAGAAGCGTATGGTGCTGGTGAACAAATTCCAGAAGATTTACAAGAATTAGCTAACAATGATTCTTCAAAAGTAAGTGATGATCAAAAACAAGATTTAATACAAACAGGTAAAGATTTGGGCGAAGAAGAATATAATGATATTCAAGAAACAATATTGGCAGAAGCAGCAACTTATGATAATACGCCTTCTAGTATAAAGAGAATTGAAAGACAAACTGCAAAATTTGTACCTGATTATTCAACTGCAAATAAGTTAAACAGGGTATTCAAACACTTACAGATGGGATTAAAACCATATGTAGATTATCATGGGCATGACGTAAATGTTGATTCATACATAAATAATATTACAAGAGGTGTTGATATTGGTAAAAGTTTCACGAATATGAAAACTGCTAGAGGTGGTTCTATATTAATATCAATAGATGCTTCTTCTTCTATGAAATCATATAGTAGAATAGATATTGCAAGAAATCTTGTGGCTACGTTATACAAGTCACTTGAAAACATTCCAAACATAGAACTAAAAGGGAATATATGGGGTAGTAATGGTGAAGGTAGTGTTGGTTTAACAGAAATAAAGAGTATATCAGATGTACGAAATGTAACTGTTACGAATGATTATAATGGAACGCCAACACATTTAGCACTCGAATATTCAGCTAGAACATTAAAAGAAATGAGAGGTAACAAGAAATTAATGATTGTTGTCACTGATGGAGTTCCAAATTATTGGAAAAATGGTGTTCGTATGCAAAGAAATCATTACTATAAACTATGTAAGAAATCATATGTAAAAGCTATGAGAGTCACACCAAACATAATATTTGTCGTTATAAATCCAAGATTATGGGTACATGAAACAATGAAAGAACTATTTGGTGGTAAGAATATAGTAAGTGTGGCTAATGCAGAATTAGGTAGCGAAAAAGTTATAAAACAATTCAGAAACATAGTAATGAGTACACTTGTTTAAACGAGAAAAGGCTATAAAAAGAATAATTAAATTGCAAGAATCATTATTCATACCAATGCACGTTGAAAGTGAAAGTGAATTAGAAAAAAGAGATGATGATGGATTAAAAAGATATCTACAAGCTCATGAAATATTATATGGAGAAAATAAAAATTGAGTTTAACAGAAAGAGAAAGATTCATACATCACTTTATAACTTTATCAACTTTAAGAATAATAGGAAGTAGATATAATAAAGAAGGTGAACAATTAGAAGATTCTGAAAAAATGAGTATAACAGCAGAAGAACAAAATGATATAAAAGTAATTTTATCAACAAGATGTAGAAACTTGACAAATGAAGATGTTAAAGAAATATTTGAAGATTTATCAGAAGAAGCACTACTTGGTGGTTCTGTAATAAATGACTTAATGAAATGATTTATATAGAAGTGAAAATAAAATAAAATAATGTGTAAAAATACTTGTTCACGTTTTGAAAGACAGCAAGGTGAAAAAAACTACTATTGTCAAAATTGTGCAAAATATATTCCTAAAAAACACACACATAAAGAAAATAAAAATGAAGGAAGAAGAAGATGTTCTTGTTGTAATGGATTAGTTAGAAATAAAGTAAAAATATTTTACAGTACAAATAAACTTACTACTACTTAATATCAAAAGATTTTCTATTGTTAGTAATATCAGTTATGTCAACACCAATGTAATTTTGGTATCTTCTAAATGCTTTTGGGTATTTAAACTGCTTTACTCTACCTTCTGCAACTCTATCATGTACTTCTGAAGAAAAAAACTTTCTTTGATCACCTGCTTTTCCATAAAAATCATCATACCTTTGTGTTGTTAACTTATTTGGATAATAAACCATTAAAATCATATGGGCTAATTCATGACAAATAACTGACATATTTTGTAACATAATAAGTGGGTTGGTACTATCTGTTAAATAACAAATAACAGTTCCTTGACCTGTAACACCATGAGGAATACTATAATCTAATTGATCATTTGGAACACCTGAATAAAATGATCTATCAAATTCTTTTGTACTAACTAAAGTAATCTTCCATTTATCTTGTTTCATTAATTTATCATAATCTTTGTAGTGATAATGCTCATATATATAATGTAAAATTAATTTTTGATATAATTTTTTATCTAAATGTTTAGTTTCAAATACAATTTCCATTAATCAAACACCCCATCAGAACAATCTACAACTGCACCACAATTCTCACATATTTGATGACATACTGTCATTTTTCTCATTTCTTCACCACATTTGTCACACTTCATTTCCCCAAACATCCCAACCTTCTGTTTTAGTTCTAGCGAACAATTCAATTCTTGGTAAATCCCCACATAATTCTACTATTTTATCACGTATTATATTAGGTTTCTGTGAATGTCGTTCTCTTGGTGTCATAACTACACTAGAAACACGATTACTCGCAACAATAGGCTTACCTTTGACACCTATTAAACAGCACTCACAATTTGATTTTGTATAATATCCTATCCCAAAAAATGGTTTTTCATTTTTTTTATTTAATTTTATCCATGAGAACCCAAGAGTTCTATAATCAAAACCCCACGCTTTAATAACATCTAAACCTATTTGTAAATTTGGAAAAGTAACCCACATAAACAACATACAATTGTCTTCTGCTATCTCATTAACAGGTAAATTAGATATATCACTAGTGTCCATTACATCATAAGATATACCACCATATCTAGCTGGTCTATCTGAATTAGGATTTTGTCTTTTATCCCTGTACTTCCAAGGAGGATCAGCATAAATAATATTATATTTTTTATTTGGAAAGTCCATATTTACTCTTTATCCTAGCTATAATTGCCAACGTTACACCAATTAATGGTATTATTTCTAATAAATCTATCCCATAGAGAAAAAAATCGGTCAGCGGGTGAAAACCGTAAAGTCCGACATCGCCACCGAAAAAACACTCGGCAGCCGAAATCGTGTGTGGTATTTGAAGATAGAGTATAAATGCACTTAAAGCTAATGACTCAGTTAAATGCCTATCATACCAGTTTAAGAATGAAACAAGTGGATTACTCATAAAAATAAGTCAAAAACTTTATTATTAATCTTTTCGGTTAAACAATATGGTAAAAGTTGACTTTAGGGTTAAGCATGATGATAACAGGGGTATATACTACTCTGAAACAGAAAGATGTATAATATATTTACCAAACCATGAAACTCTTGAAGATATATATAAGACTATAACACATGAATTAATTCATTTTTGTTTAGACAAACATGATGAAACTGACAACATGGATGAAGAAATGGAAGAAAGATTAATTTTTTGTTTTCAATGGGCAGAACATAGTTTATAATAAATTTGATTTTCTAAGATAAACAGAAACCTCTTCAATAGATTTTTCATTGACATTTTCTTCCCATAATTCTGGACATTCTTCCCACCACAGATCAACAACAACACATTCATTCCATTCTAACATTTGTTTTTGAACTAAGTCCCTTGAAGCTGTTAATATGCCTTTATGGTGTTTATCTTGAACTCTTACAACAATAGTTGGTTTTTTTCCAATACTATCTGTATCACCATTTCTAAATATGACTATATCAAGAGTTTGTTTTTGTTGCCTGTCAGATAAAGAATCTGCAAAGTCACCCTTCATAAGTTTTGCAAATGGGTATTGTGTTTTGTATTCACAATTTTTACCAAATAAAGATTTTAAAATGGAAAGACAAGCTCTTTCACCTTCACCTACGAACTTTTCGTTTACGGACTCTACTTTCGCCATCATTTCTACTTTCTTTAGCTAATTTAATAAGCCTTTCGAAGTTTTCTTTTGTAAACATCTTTAATCTTTCTACTGAAGTATGGTGTTTTTTACAAAGTAATGCAAATCTATTAGGATCTTTTTTTATTATAGGTAAAACATATTCATTATAGGCATATGTGTCCTTAAAATCAGAGTATATTTTATCACTATTAAGGTATTTTTTATGATGAAATACAAAATATTTACCATATTTTCTATGACAAACTGCACATTTTAAATCAAATTGTGGCATGGCAGCCACATCACGTTTAGCTTTATCTATTATGTCTTTTTTACTCATTCAACATTAACAAGACCTTTATCAGTTAAAATATATTCTGCATCAGCTTGTGCGTGTTCAGGGCTATCTACCATACGTGCAACTCTCTTTTTACCTGATTTTTTGAAATATAATCTATATGTTGAAGCATGAGCAACTACATTACCACCAATAGGCTTAATTGGATCACCAAACATCATACTTGGATCTGATTGTACTTGATTTGTAAATACAACTGGACATCTAAAATAAAATGATATATTCTTAATATGAGTCATTAATCTAGCTATCTGCATTTGTCTTTCAGCAAGTGTACCTCTTCCTAAATACTCTTCTCTAAATTGACCAATAGCACCATCTAAAATAACTAGTTTTGGTTTTTTAGTCATAAGTGTTTCAGATAATCCATTAATTACACCCAATAATTGCTCAGTGTTAGGTGTGTATAAATATGTAATCTGATTTAATTTTTCTCTTGCTTCTTCAGGTGTTATTTCTTCTCTAGCAACAAGCATTTCAATTATACGTCTTGGTTTAAAAGTATCTTCACAATCTATCCAAATAACATTACCTTCATCTTTTATAGCTTCACAAGCTAACGTGTTACAGAATTGTGTTTTACCAGCACCAAACTCACCATATATTTCATATGTGGCTTCAGCACGAACACCACCACCCATTAATTTATCAACATCATCACACTTTGTACTTAACACAGGCATATTTTCATGATAATCCATAAGATCCATTACACCCATGTCAGCTTTTCTAATCATGTCATTATCTTCAAGAAGTTTTTGTGCTTTAAAAACCCAAGTGTCACAAGTAGGTTTAGAAACACCTGTTATTTCTGATACTTCTCTTGATCCTCTTACACATATATCAATTAAATTAGTAACACCAAACGCTTCAAGTTTCTTTTGAGTGACAGCACCAACACCATCTAGTTGTGATACAGATAAATCTATTTCAGGTTCAGGTGGTTGTAAGTGTAAACCTTCTTCCTCTTCCTTCTTTTTTGCCATACCTACTAGGTAGGCTTCTTCTTTATTAGTGTTATCCAATTCTTGTGTATGTTCCATTTTCATTCAGTTTAATTAAATTATTGTTCTCCCACTGATCTATTAACCTTTTCGCTTCAATTTCAGGCATACCAGCTTCTCTAAGAGCTTCTTCAAACTTATTTAACTTCACTTGAAGTTTTTCATCTCTACATTCATTCCAAATACTTAATGCATCATGTTGTTTTGTATTTTTTTTATCAAAATATATTTGCTGTTGAATACCACCTTTAGTAAGAGATTGACCAAAACTTTCATACATAGAATTAACTAAAAGTTCAACGTTTTCTATATCCTCAATTGTCACACGATCTCGTAAAAATAATTTTGCATAAGCCATACTAAGTCTAACTAATGCTTCTAACTGTCTTGTACCAACAGGCATATCAGATTTAACACTTGCATTTCTCATACGTTCATAAATCTCAAGTAATTTAGATTTCGCTTCTTCTTGTAATACAGGTTTAAACCCTCTTGCATAATTCAAAAAAGCAGTTAACTCTTTCTCGTTAAAATAAACTTCTTTCTTGTCAGAAGTAAATGTATCTAAAATATGACTTGCTTTCTGCATATCTTCTGTTTGATGTACCTTATCTTTTATTAACCAAATTAAATCAAACCTACTAAGTAATGGGGCTGGTATATCTATATTATCTCTTAAAGTCATACTACTATCATAAACACCATACTTTGGATTGGCTGCTGCCAAAATACTAGTCTTAGTTGGTAAAGTCATTTGAACACCTGATTTTGCTATTGAAACTGTTTGTTGCTCCATGGCTTCGTGCATTGAACTTCTATCATCTTTATTCATTTTATCAAATTCATCAATAAAAGCAAAACCGTTATTACAAATAGGTAATACACCAGCCTGAGCTATCATTCTTCCATCAGGCATTTTAACCATTCCAATTGTTAAACCTGCTGCACTAGAACCACGACCACTAGTATAAATTGACCTTTGTGTTATATTTTTAGAAAATTTTAACAACTCTGATTTTGCCATTGAAGGATCACCAACTAGAAATATATTGATATCACCACGTTTCTTAGTTCTAACACCCCCTACCAATTCTAATAAAATTGATAATTTTATATCACTATATCCAAATATATTTGGAGCAAATGAACCCACAACTTTTTCAAGAAAACCGTCTTCCTTTGAATCTTTTGTTATCATCTTTATTGCTTCTTCTGTTGGTATTAGTGGTTTAGATTCCTCTAAGTCAGTTAATGATAAAATATCTATAAAAATATCATTCTCATTCTTCTTTATATCTATCTCACTTCTGAACAAACCTGTTATCCTTTTTCTCTGACCTACAAATGAAGTTCTAACATTATTACCTATGAGTTTTCCAGCCATAATAACAGGTGAATGGTTCTCAGAATTTTCCATAAGTTCTTGCATTAAAATAGTTTGAACATCATCAGTTACTATTGATCTCTGATCAACTTCCATTTTAGCTTTTTTACATGAAGTATTCATACAATATGGTTGTCCTATCTTTCTATTAATATCACAATTCATAGGTTGATCTCTACTACAAATAGGACATATGAATAAAGCCTTTTTTATATAGGATTTAGGAAAATCAGTAGCTATAATCTGACAATCAAATGTTATAGTACAATTTTCATTCTTTGCACTAACTTGATGTAGATTAATAACATCATCAACAACTAATTTTATCTTTAAATCAGAAAAAAAACTTTCTATTATCTCATATTTACTAGAACCTCTTTTTTCTGCTATTATTCTAAATATTGCTTTGTAAATCAAATCCACAAATTTCTTAGAATCTTCTAAATAAATATCAATAAAAGAAGGTAGTGATGGGTTGATATTAAATGTAGAATCAGGTCGTAAACCGTCAATTATATCCACATAATTATGCTTGTATAACCCATCAACAATCATATCTATTTTTGCAGAATCAGTTGACATCATAATCTCTTTGACACCTCTTTTCTCACTAAGTTATTCAACTGTGTTATTCTTTCTTGTAATTTAAGAATATCATCATTAGACATACCATGTACGGTAGTATTCCATTTCTCAATAGTTGCCATAATTAATGGAAACTTTGAAGAAACTGCTAATGAATCAAACTCTGTTATCTTACTATCTTTTTTCTGATTCTTTAGATACTCTTCTATGACTGTGGCTAAATACAAACTAAATGATAAGTGTGGAGCTTGTGTTAACCTCAACAATTCCAAACTCTCATAGATCGGTTTAGTTTTGTCACCAACAGAAATAGTAGTTGTTTTTCTGAATTTCACAAAAAGGATATGTGAAGTTTCAATATAAGTCTATTGGTTAACAATTGATCAAATCTTAGCTAGAAAAGAAAAAGTTAGTTAAGTTAAGTTATGTAAGGTTGAGATCTGAGTTAAGTAATATTTAATCAAACGATATACGAATGTTAAGTTACTTAAGTTAGTTAACAAAAAAAGGAAGGGTATTATTCGGTTTGTAACCAAGTTTTTACGCCATGAGATTCTAATTCTTTCACCATAGGATGTAATTTAGATATATGTACTAGTGTTTTTTTAATTTCGTTGTCTTTTTTCCAACAGATATTAATGAACATAAAGTCATTTAAAACGAGTTGGTATTTAATTATTTCTAATTATATGTGTGTTATATTCTTTCAAAGATTCTACATCGAGAAGTTGTATTTTTGAACTTTATAAGACCGAGTTTCGACTTTACTTTACCTTCTTTCTCTAATTGAGTAAGAACACTATGTGCGTTTCTCCGACTTGTACCAATTGATTTCGCTACAAGAGAAGGTGTTGTTTTCTTTCCAACAGGTAACATTTTATATATTTGTTCTTTAATTCCATCTGTTAAAGTCATATATGTGGCTTCATCTAGTGTTATAACGTATTTTTTTTTCATATATGTCGCACCAATGGTTTTAATTCTATTTCTGATATATGTTTTTGAACTAAGACTTCACCGTTTGGTTCAACTATGAATTCAACAGCTCCGATATCAGGTGTTGTACCTGCTACACCACCACGAAAAAGATGTCCGTCAGGGAATTTCCATGCAGGCGTTGTACAACCATGTGTGTTTGTAAACTCTACATGAACAAAGTAATGAACGTGACTTCTTACTATGACATCGGACTTGTGTAATTTATTGTTTTCAAATACCATACCAGCCATTTCTCTAGCTAATGCTGTGGTTCTATATGCAGCCCATTTATTAAATCCTACATGATGAGTAAAATTGAACATCTTACCATAAGCTTCAACAAATGCGTAGTAATCTGTGGCTCCTTCACCACCATATGCTTTGTATTTTAAGGCTCCCATTTGTTTGGCAATTATCTCTTCTACATTAGTACCATCTAATTGAACATGATAACCTGATCCTCTTGTAAATAGAATGTTGTCATATCTGTGGACTTTCATTAATTTCATAAAGTCTTCTGCTTGATCCCATAGATTTGTTGTCCATGATTGTTGACCTAATCCTTTCTTATTTGCTCCGTCAACAGGTTCACCATTAATTACAATTAAATCAGTTTTCTTTTTAGAGAGTGTGTCAGGTATTGATTCCCATACATTGTATAATGCTTTTTGTAATTTATTTGGTTTGAATGTTGTATTTAGATCACTTATAACAGGTTCAGGTGTACATACAGAGGTTACGGCTCCTTCATGTACATCAGCCAAATTCAAAATCGTCTTTGAAGACTTGCTTCTTCCTTTCAGTTTCATGTAGATCCTACCTGAACCCCTCTTATAAACCTATTGTGCAAATTTATCCCAGTGAGAATAATGTGCATCGCTTTTCCAATTTTTTAAAACATTTTTATTTACTTTACCACTATGTTTCATTTTGTAATCTAAATCTGTTAGGATTTCATGGTTTGGGTGGTATGCTTTGACATGAGCTTCATAGTCTTTTTTACTTCGGCATAATCCAAAACTTGAATCTTTACAATATTCACATATTATAACATCTTTTTTATTTGTGATATATGATTTTTTTTCATTATTATTTCTAATACACCATTCACCTTCTTTGTTTTTATGATCATCTAATTTCCATTTACCTGTTTTATCATGATATTTTTTATTCCAACCTAAATTTCCTTTACCACATTTATTACAAGTTTTACTCATAATTTAGTATAAAAAAAAGAGAATATAACTCTTTGGTTAATCTTTAGGATTAAACAATGAAAGAGTTAACATTGGTCTTCCAGTTGTAGTAGATTCTTTCTCTACAACCCAAGCTTCAAGTCCGTCACTTGCATCTTTTTTCAAGACGGCTGCAACATGACCTTGCATTTTCTCACTTTTTGCCAACCCAATGATAGCTTTTCCAAATGAATGTCTTAACCCTTCAGTTGTCTTTATTTCAGCGACTACACCATATTCGTCAGTTTCTTTTGTTTTTAAACCTTGGATTTTTATGTAATCCCCTGCTTCGAGTTTTGAAGACTTTTCAAATGAACCATCAAAGTCAGCGACTTGTGAAATATTCATATCTTATGAAAGTAATCCGATTATATATATCTATTCCTTTATCATTTGAATTAATGACATTAATTGATCCATCATTTTTGATCTAATCTGACCAAATCTATCACCGTTTACATCTTCATCAGGGTAAACAGCTTTTGTTTTATGATGTGCTACTACAAAAAATTGATCCCAATATTCTGTTATTTTTTTAACATCATCACTTATTTCAACATCAGGCAGTTTTGTGATTATTGGTTGTCTAAATCCACCACTGAAATTTGATTGTGATTTAAATGGTGTGAATTTACCACCCTGTCCTTCAAAACATTCTTTGTCACCACAAATGGCTTTAGGTTCTTTTTGATAAAATATACTTTCACCGACATTCCATTCATCGCCACATATCTTACACTGACCATTATATTTTGCAGATATTTTAGTTCCCATGAAAAATATAAATGTAAGCTTAATTTATAAGTGTTATGTATATCGCAGAAAAAGTGATAATAATAGTAGCCATAGTATCGTTAGTATGTTTTTTTGGCATACTAACAGCATTTGGGCAATTTCCAGAAAATGACAAATATGAATATCTTGGTGTAAGACATGACGTAAGACCACAAGTTTGTTTGTTTGAACCTAATCCAACTCATGTTGATTGGAAGTATTGGAAAGACGTAGAATTTGAATCATGGAGAGCAATACTTGATTGGCAAGTAGAAATGACGGAGTTCCTACCTGATGGTGATTGGAGTATGTACATTCATTCAACAGTTCCTTACATAGAACATTGGAATAAAACACCTGATGATTATAGACATTGTAATATTTTTCTAACATATGAGGCATTTAATGAAGATCCAGAAAGCAGTGCATTAGGCATA